CCCACAGGCTCGCGCTCGCGCTTGCGAGGGTACGCTCCCGCTCGCCCAAGGGTGCGCTCCTGCCTACGCCCATGCTCGCCCTTGCGCCTACCTGCGAGCCTACGCTCGCTCGCCTACGGGCCTGCCCTCGCAGGCGTGTGTGATTTAGGAATAGGAATTCTTCAATCCTATTCCTAAATTTGCGAAAAATCTCTCCAAGATTTTTGACATGCGAGCCTACGCTCGCACTCGCGCAGGGGCAGGTACGAGCGCATACGGGGAGGCAGGTGTGGGTATGTGCATACACATGCACCTGCACTCGCAGGGGTGCGCCTGCTCGCGCTCGCGCCCATGTGCGCCTACGCTCGCTCGCACCTGCTCGCGCTCGCCCTCGCATGTGTGCTTTAAGAATAGAGTATCAATATACTCTATTCATAAAGTCGTCAATTTCCTACGGAAATTCAGCACCTACGCACATACGGAGGCACATACGGAGGCGTGGTTGACCTCCTAAAGGAGGTTTAGGTCGACCTAAATCCAAAGTAGTACCAAAATGATACCACCCTCTCCGGTCTCAGCAGTACCGTTCTAAGGCCGAGGAAATCGCAAACCTTACCGAGATACCACCGATGCCTCGTAAGTACCCATATGGACAAATCTGTGATTTGTTCATATTGGGTAAAATAAAACCGATGAACTCGCGCCCCTCATGTGTGAGTGTAGGGGAAGGTAGGTAGCATTCGGAAAGGGTAAAGCCCAAAAACGATGGACTGCTGAAGGTTTTTCCTTTAGGGAAAACCGCCCTTATTGGGGGGTCGTAGACCCCACCCCTGCGCTCTTGCCCTTTGGCTTCGCCAAAGACCAAGGGCTTTCAAAGCCCTCAAAGTACCCGCTACGCCAATTCCCCTCTAAAGAGGGGAATGCTTTTGAAAATCAATAGCACTCTATTGATTTGCAAAAGTCAAAGCAAAGACTTTGTCCTTTTGCACACGCATGGAGTCCTTTTAAAGGACTTGGTATATCAAGTTAATCCAAGACTCAATTGACCCCTAAAGGGGTCAATTGGTTTAGCAAAATAATTTGCCTCGCAGGCATGTATGTGTAGGGATTTGAATAATCAATATCAGTATATTGATTATCCAAATCGCAGAGATTAACATTATCCCCCTAAAGGGGGATAATGTTAGGGTACTATCTAAGTATCATTAGTTATATCCTCTCATCTTTGATGAAGAGGAATATAACATGATACATAAGATAGAAACCCCCTATGGAACTGTCGTCGATTTGATTCGCCGCTTTTCCATTCCCAACTCGTTCTGCCCCGTTGCTGATGTTGGATTCGGATTGCCGACTCCTTCATATACAGGAACTCCATCGGCAGAACAGGACCGGACAATGAACCCAACCCAAGGAGATGAAACCCAATGAGCAAGCAAAGCCCCCAAAACCAAGCCCTCCGTACCGGAGGTTTCCAAACAAAGAACGCCAACTTCGACTCGACCTGTAAGGTCTGTGGCGGAGCAATTCGGGGCAAAGCCCCGAAGTGTGCCGTCGTCGCCGTCAAGATTCCTTCGGAATCTCGCAAACAGAATTGGATTCACGCCACTTGTGTCAACATCGACCTCCACCTCCACCCAACCGAAGGTACTTCGGTTCGGAAGCACCTCAAGCCATCCGACCTTTCCCTCTTTGGTGAACCAAAGTCGCCACCCAAGCCAACCCCCAAGTCCAAGGACACACCCCCAAAGGAGCCAAAACCTATGCCAAAAACACCCAAAACCCCGAAGCCCGATTTGAAGATGCCCCTTCCTACGGAAGGAGATGGTGGTTCAGTCCTTGCAGGACTTGTAGCACCTCACATCATCGGCATGGTCTCCGACCATGTTGAAGTCGCCATCACTGATGGTCTTTCGCAACTCTCGATGCCTCGACCTTTGGTCGTTAAGCCGCTCGGCGAGACTGATGAAATCAAGGTCGGCCTTGCTCACCCATGCTTCGACCATCTTCTTGAGATGGGACGAATCCGCCAAAACACCTTGGCTTCGGGTCCGGCAGGCTCCGGCAAAACCTTCGCCGCAGAACAGGTCTTCAAGACCTTGGTCACTCTTCCGGAATCGCAAGGTGGCTTCACCTCGGACTCCGTCCGTTTCACCGTCGTCTCATGTCACAATGAGATGATGCCTTCCGACATAGTCGGTCCAATGATTCCTTCCATCAAAGATGGTACGGAGAACCACCGAATGAGCGAAGCCGTCAAGACCTATCGTGATGGTGGCGTCCTCGTCTTCGACGAATTTGACCGCCTCATGGGTGGAACAGCCGTCGCCGCTAACATGGCTTTAGCCAACACTGAATGGTCGATGCCCGATGGGACCGTCATCAAGCGTCACCCCGACCTCTTCATTCTTGCGACAGCCAACACCCTTGGTCAAGGCAAGGGCCGCAGTCCCTACGGAGCCGCCGAAGTCCTCGACGGTGCAACTCTCAACCGCTTTGCCGGTGGCGTCATTCATTGGGGCTACGACATGGCCTTTGAGCGTCAACTCATCGGAGATGATTCAATCACCTCCTTCTTCCATGACCTACGGTCCAAGGCCGACTCCGCCGGTCTCTTTGGCCGCATCATCAGCCCTCGTTCTATGCTCACTGCTCACAAGCAGAAGCACATCCTCGGATGGGACATGGAACGAATCCGCCGGGTCGCCGTCGCCGATTGGACAGCCAAGGACTTGCAAACCGTAGGTTTTGAGAAGGCATTCATTGACCTCGCACTCGCCACAAACGGAGGAGCCGCTTGAAGCCCCTTCGGGGATTTTCGCAAATGGAGGATTCAACATGACCACACAGACATTCCACAGTCCCGACCTTGACGCCATGTGTCAAGTCGCATACTCGCCGGCCGATGCCGCCGATTTCATCAGCCAACTTGGTCCTTCGGACTTCAAGGGTTACGACCCGCTCTCCGTAGGAGCCGACCTCGATTGGATTGGTCGCAAAGACCTTGCAGGTCAAGGCATTACCAAGCGTCGCCAAGTCGCAGAACGATTGGGCGAATATGTGGAGAACGACCACAAGTCCATTCAAAACACTCGCAATCAACTCTCCGAGTTGGTAGACACAATCGACCTCGACCAACTCAAGCGAATGCTCCAATGGAGCGATAGCCGAGGACGAGTCAACGCCACTCGTCTCCTTGCAGGAGACTCCAAGTTCCGCCGAACTTTTCGCAAGTCCTTGGCTCCTGTGGAAGCAGTCGCATTGGTCGTTCCGACCGGAGCAAACGCATTTGTTTCTGCTGATGTGATTTTCGCAAGAACAGCAGTCGCCTTGGCCGCTTCGGAGTTGCTCACTCAAGCAGGCTTCGCCGTCGAAGTGTGGGGCTATGCTTACTCCAAAGGATGCTATCGAGACGCCGATGCAGGTTCAAAAAATGCCCTCGCCGCAGTCCGTCTCAAGGCGGCAGACGAACACACCAACGAGGCTATCGCCGCTTCCGGTGGCTCCGCATGGTTCTTCCGTTCCGGAATTTTCGCAATGTGGGCTTCCCAAGGGAACGCCGGCAGTGGTCTTGGGAGCAGTGTCAACTTGTCCGATGAACAAGCAGAAGCACTATGCGATGTCATCGGCCTTGAGCAAGCCCATGTAATGAAGACCGGCACAGGGCAGAACTCCGTTGAAGCCGCTATCAAGGCAGGAATCGCAGATGTCAAGGATGCCTTGACCAAGTGGATTGGGGGTGGCTCCCAATGAGCGAATATCGCAACGCCGAAGGCGACCTCCTCATCATGTGGATGGTGCAAACAGACAAGCAGACATACTGCTTCATGGCACACCCTCCGTACTCGGAAAATCCGGAGGATTGGGCCGAGGCATTCATCGACTGCTTCACTCCCCTATGGGGAGACGAGACACCTTTGCGACTTCAATGCAACGGCGACATCGACCTCCTTGTAGGAGGTGACGAGTGATGATGGGTAAGGCACTTCCGTACAACTTGCAAAGCGTCAAGAGCCTGCTTGAGTCCGACATCGGACAAGGCAGGTTCAAGCGACGGCCTAACCACATGGCGAGAGCCGCATTTGGCAAGCCTCACCTATGCCCTCAATGCGACGAAGTCGGCGAACTTCGCAAGTTCATGGTTACGGTTATCATCCCCGATGATAGAAGCCGCACCTTCGCCCTCAAAGCCTGCTCCATCTGCATAGCAGACTTTGAAGACTTCATGCGAGCAAGAACAGCAGGCAAGGCCCAAGCGTACTATGACGGTTGGGAAATCACTTGCGATATCTGCGGAAACGCAGACTGTTCACCGGAGCCTCACATAACCCGACCTTATCCCGAAAAGCACCGAGGCGTCCCCGTACCCGGAACCGAACTCGACCACATCGAATGTATATCTTGCGAATCATGCGAGCAAAGCAGGAGGCACTACTGATGCAATACATACACCTGTCAGCAATCGCAGTAGGTCAGCACCCGCAGGACTACGCTCGCTTCACCATCGCATCATGCACAGATGCGTATGTCACACTCGCACACATACAGACGGGCAAGCACAGATGCGTCTCGCATAGTGTGTTTGAGCGTTCATACCTTACCTATCTTGGCGCGGAAGAAACCCGCAGAATTACGGCTCAAAATTATAGAAAGCATGATAAAGGGGATGCCCCCCTTATAGAGACTACAACGGAAGTGAAAAAATGAAATTGACGATGAAAGCAAATACAGACGAGAACGGCGGAGGCTACCTCCCCCACATGAGCGAGTGGTTCGCTATTGAAATCCGGTTGCTAAATGCACCGCCCCTTGAAACCGAGGTGACGCTCCGTTGCAAGGTCACGCACCCTGCGGGAGTTATCGCCCAACTCCAAGACCTTGCGACAAGGACCGATGTCGCAGAATGCGTCGTCTATGCTTGGAATGCGGCAACTGGCAAGTACGAGGTCTACGACCTTGACAAGCCGATGTACCGACACACAAGCACACCTTGGGAGGTGGTCGCATGAACGGAGAACACATCGGCTATGCTGACTTGAGCATCGACGGGACCGGCTACCGGCTCTTTGAGGTGTACCGAGACCACACGCAAAAGTGCATCGTGGTCCGTCAAGTCGCAAAGATGGAGGACTTCTTCCTCCCTCACTTCGGTCACGACCTCCCTCGCTATGATGCAAAGATACACGCTCACAGGCAAAAGACAATCAACGCCGCCAAGAAACACAAGGCTCCGCTCCGCTCTCCGGTTCGCCGCACCTACGGCAACAGCACTGGAAGGCAAAGTCGCAACTTGACTACGGCAAGCCGTCCGAACTTGTCTCACATCAAGGATGCGCCCCGAAGCATGGGAGAGCGCAAACCCTCAAAGCAAATGTCGCAAGCAGAAGTCAAGAGACTTCTTGCTGATGCTCTCGGCATGGAGGTGGACGAATGAACGACTACCCACAACACATCTACGACGCATACGACGATATGCTCGACGATTGCTTCCCTATGGTCGAGTTCTGTGGAACTTCGGCGCATCCCTCCGCCCTACTCAAGGTATATGACCCGATTGCCTACCAAGTAGGTCTCAACGATTGGCTCTCCGAACTTGAGGCGCAGGGCGAATACGACCCCGACAAAGAAGACTTCTGCGATTGGGAAGACCAAGAGGAGGTGGACGAATGACTTGGTTTGTAGGCGACCCCTGCTACATCATCCCCGATGATGATTGGACCGAGTTCTGCGAATTGACTCTCACAGGTGTCGGTGGCGACAGGATGGAAGGAGGACACATTGACTCCGTCATTCAATGGCGTGGTCAAGAAATCACGCTATGGACGAACGGCGGCGACGGCGTATGGGAGTTCGATGGTCTGCGAACTTTGAACGGAGAGAACTCATTTTGGGTCGACGCAGGTATTTATTGCAAGATTGACCTCGAAAAATTAGCCGGTCACTACGACTGCGACCCTTCCCGACACGGCATGATTTTCGCAGATGAACCGGACTTCTATACAGCAGACGGAGTTGTGTACCTCAACGACCGCCCCGACAAGACCGTTATGCCATGCCCCGGCTGCGATTCCATGATTGAAGAGACAGACGAAGAATGGTGCGACAACGGTATGTGCGGTGGATGCTACCGATGCTTTGAATGCGAATGTTGGGAGGATGAGGAAGAGTGATGCAGTACGATTGTTTGCTAAGTCCCGAAGGGATTTGGGAACCGATAGTTGCGACGACAGTCGCGACTATGCCGGATGGACGCATAGCGAGACTGTACCTCACACATGAGGGTGCAGTCGCAGGCACATACCTCGACGCAGAAGAAGAGATTCTGTGGAACATTGATATAGGGTCGGCCCCCTTTAGAGGTCGAGAACAACCAAACGAAAACGGAGATGATGAAGAATGATGATTGACACACGAAAAGACGAAGACGGATTGCATGAAGTGAAGAAGTGGCCCCTGTACCTCACAGACGACCAAGTGGCTACGCTGATGGACACATCAAGCGTTGCTTGGCTTGCTGATGAAGACTCTTGGACTCAAGTCGGCAACTCCGGCTCATGCTACAACTACGCATACATCGACGGACAAATGCACTCACTTGAATTGCTTGAAGACGGAAGCGTCGAGGCAGACCCAGTGGGAGACTTGCCAAAAGAGGACGACGGCAATCGCAAGACCTACCGAATAAAGGCAGTCGGACATACCTTCGATTACGAGACAATCGTACACGAAAGCGATGTCGGCTCCTTGGTTCAAGCCCTGCTCAACGAAAATGATTTGCGAAGAATCACATTGACGGAGACAGAAGAGGTGGTTGCATGAGCGGCGAATGTAGCATCTGTGGTCAGCCACTACACGCTCACCGTCTCCCCAACGGGGAGATTTATTGGAAGGACGGCCACAACGCCGCTCCTCTCGCTGAAGGCCGAGCCTGCGATTCATGCAACAGTCTTGTCATTGCTCACAGAATGGGTACATCCAAAGCCGAGTGCCTTGCCCAAGCACACTTCTTGCGAGTTCAGTACGACCTCATGTCGGGATGGGAGGAGTGAAAATGTGCGAACACGAATGGCAAAAGACCGACGAATATACTGATGTTTATTGGGATGGTTATGGTGCTGATGCGACTTTCGTTGAAGAACGCGTGATTGAATATACCTGCAAGAAATGTGGAGAAATCAAGGAGGACGAGGCATGAATAGTGACAATTTCGACAGTATCGCAGAAGCCATCCGAATGTTCCCCGCATACAAGGAGCGCATTCATGTAGCCTACGGTTGGGCTACGATGTGCGAAGAACTGTACCCAAAGGAGTTCGATAGAGCGAGGTTCTTGAAGGCTTGCGAAGTTCCGGAGGAAGAAGAGGAATGAACATCTTCACGCTCGACAGAAACCCTCGCTTTGCGGCCCAAATGATGTGCGACAAACACATCAACAAAATGTGCGTCGAAGGAATGCAGTGCCTTGTTTCAGCCTTGCTGAAATGCGGCGCACCTCCGGAACACGCACCCCGCACCAGCCTCGGTCAGCCTCACAAGGGAGGTTATCGTAACCACCCCGTAGTGTTTTGGGTCGCAGAATCACATGAAAATTTCTCGTGGTTGAAAGACCATGTCTTATGGCTATGCCACGAATTCAAGTATAGATACGGGAAAGAACATTTGGTGGAATCGCAACTTGTTCAACTCGGAACTTGGTGTGTATGGGCGCAATACATACCCCACACAGACGAGTGCGGCGAATATAAGCACGAAATGATTTTTGAGCGTTGCTTCAAGCAGTCGCAAGGTCTCAATGAAGACCTGTTAGAATGGGAAGACGACATAGAAGCCGCAAGAGAATTCTATTTCCGAGACAAGAAAGGTTTCGCAGAATGGAAAAAAGGAAGAGATGCCCCCGCATGGTGGCTTGCAAAAGTTGGAGATGAATAAAATGAACGGAAGAGAGAGAATGATTGATATAGAGGAAACCCCCCTTAGAAGACTGATGTTGCCCGAAGTGATGAAAGGATATGAAGTGATAAGATACCAATGCGTCAACGACGCTAACGATGTGTCGGCCATTTGCCGGACTCCCTACGGAGGAGTGGCAGAAGTGCGCTGTGAGACAGACTTGACGACCACACCCTCGGCCTGCCCTATCTGCAACAGCACGATGAAGAACTTCCGTCGAAGCGGCCTCTTCGTCTGTGACCATGCCTCTCATGCTCCCCTGTGGATGGCTACCCAAAGATACCAGCCTCACCAGCGAGCATCAATGGTCGCTCGCAAACCTACGGTTTTGCAAAATCAAGACCGAGCGATTATGTCGAACATTCAAACGGAAGGGACTAAGATTCAAACGGAAGTCGACATGGAGAGCATCAAGTCGCAACTCCAAGACGCTTTGGGGGACTTACTTTGATTTCCCGCCTTACAGCCGAACTCGTTCCGACCGGCACATGGGGTGCGAATCTGCGCTCCCTACTGCCGCCGTCCGGATGGAATCGCCTTCGCCGTTGGTCTTACGGAGAAGCAAGAAATGTCTGCGATATATGCGGAGACTCCGGTCTCAACCAAGGTCGCACTCATGCAGTGGAATGCCACGAAGTATGGGAGTACGATGATGTTCGCAAGGTGCAGACCTTGGTAGGTGTTCAAGCACTATGCCCGTTGTGTCACTGCACCAAGCACTATGGTCGTAGCCTCCGAGTAGGCATGGCTCGCAAGGTCCGAGACCAACTCAAGAAGGTCAACGGTTGGACCGAAGACTACGCAAAGGACTACGAATCTATGATTTTCCAAATTCACGGTATGCGTTCAGCATACAGGTGGACAGTGGACATTGAGTCTGCTCTCGCAAGATACCTGCAAGCAGGAATAATCAAGCAACGGGACTACGATGAGGCTATGAAGAAATTGAAAGCAGGCCCATATTCGGAGGAACAGTAATATAGGGCGACCCCCCCTTAAGAGGAATGAAAACGGAGGAATACAAATGACCGACAACTATGAAAAGATGATGAATGATGCAAGCGAATTCTATGCAGGTATGGTACTGCAAGGTGGATATGTGATAGACACCGATGTAGGATTCGTGAATGACGATGGAAGCCCTGTGTTTGCGAACATGGAGAAGGACGAAGTGATTAAGATGCACTTGGGGAACTTGATGTGGACCCAATTGCTCCATTCTCACGGACATGACTCCCAAGAGTTCGTGCAGTTCTTTGAACACATTGCGATTGTGCAACGAGTAACCGAGGAAGCCTACTTCCCCGATGCCCTCACAATCACACAAGCCATCGACCTCGAAAACGAAGATGATGAATTGCGAAATGCTCGACGAAGCAAGCACTTGTTCCACTGTGTACGGACTGCGGCTATGGCCGCTCAACCCGATGTGGTCTTCCTTTCCGACGATGGGAATGGTTTCGCAATCGACGCTACCAATGCTCACCCTCTCCTACGAATGTATGTAGACAGCATGGACGGAAGGATGAGCGGGGGAGCAATTCTGCAAGACGAAGCCTCCATGAGGACAGGTGATGTGCAAGAATTCCTCAACAAGAAGTCAGTCGAAGTGAACGGCGACAAAGACGACATTGACATCGACTCGGATGAGAACGACGACGACCCACTTAGGGGGTATGCTTGATGAGGTCATACGATACGAGGTTCTTGTTGCGACAAATTCTTAGTTCACCGGACGACATACCCATCGAGGTACGAAGGAGCCTGCAACAGGCACACAACCTCGCCATGATTATGACTTGTGTATGCGGCGAATGGTACAGGGAGTGTGATTGCTAATGATGGACTTCGACTCATTTACACAAGTGCTTGAAGACCTCAAGTACCTCAACCGGCTTACCAAGTTCGGCTTCGTGGAATTGCTATTCCCGAACTCCACAGACGACTATGCAGAACGCAAGTGGGCTGTCTTCTACTCAAACCCGCTCTACTTCCTGTGGTCATGTTCCTCGGACAAGTTACTGATTCTGCTCAATTACATTGAGGAGGAGAAAGCATGAAGGAATACAAATTCGCAAAAGTGCAGAAGGCACTACTGGTAGCCTCGCAGATGATTGAAGACCTGTGTGCTATCGACCAAGAGTACGGTACGCAAAACATGGGAGCATGGAACAAAGTGCTTCAAGAAGCAGTCGCAGAAATTGAGACAAACAGCAGGTGGTATGTAGGTACACTGAAAACACCTACGCAGAAAAGGAGAGTGAAATGATGCAAGAAGATAAGAAAATTGAGAGCAAAGACCTATGGGTGCATATCGGCAGAACTGGTGCGATTGAGCATATTTGGGCCAAAAAACCGACACTGAAAGAAATGCAAGAAGCGGTTGACGGGTACATCGAATATGTCCCTCGCAACGCCATGAAAGGCGACAAAGTCCTGCCTGTACCTGTGAATGCCTACAACGACACAGCCATGCGAAGCGGCTCAAGTTCCCTTTGCGAAGTCCGTGAAATCATTGTCAACGAAGAAGGACTACTTCGTAGTGACTTCCATACCAATGCGGTAGCCTCTTTCGCAGCCTTCGGCACTACGGTACGAGAACAAGACCTTGACGATGGGGAACGCATCGTCGGTCCTTCAATCGTCCGTGTCCGACACACACCACAAGACAAGCAAATCACAAGCGACGAGTTCATGCAATTGGTCGGCGGCGTGAGGGAAGGTATGTGGCTGTTCGGTCTCAAGCACTTCGTCGACGAGGCTACCGGACATGGGGAGCCTATGATGGGGGTTGAGGAAGAATGAAGAGTAGCGGCAAGTGCAAGGTCTGTGAGTCTACCTTCACGACAAAGACTGACCCCGCTCGCTACGACGGCAAGCCTTTCGTCTGTGAGAGATGCTCCTTGGCGGAGAAGTTCGTCAACGCTAAGGGAAACGCTTGCATCCTACACGGAGGCACACCCAAGAAGTGCGGAGTGTCTATCAAGCAATGGCGTAGTCTTGTAGCAGATACGAGACTGCGAACCACTGACCGAATGTTCAAGGAAGAGTGAGTCGCATGGCTTTCGTTTATGCTGACCGCTATGTGTACGCTAAGACCTCCGAGTTGGAAGTCGCAGACTTCACTGCTTGGAGGCGTTCCGGCAAGCAAGGGCGGCTATTCCGTCCCTTCCTGCACCTCAAATCGCAAGACTTCGTTATCGTCATCGACGGCTACCACAAGATGTGGCAGTTCTTAGAAGTCCTGTTGGGTAAAGTTCCTCGCACCATGCTCAATCACTGCATGAAGGGGAACATAGAGGGCGTGATGTTTGAAGACGAGTTGCGACATATTCTCGATGCGAAGGATGGGTCTTATACCCACGATATTATGCTTTGCTTCGATACGAAGTACGAACAATTCGCAGTTCCCAACTCGGACAAGACCTTGGATGCGTACTGCTCCGATTCGGTGCGAAACGCAGAAACGGGTCTGCCCGACTACCCGACATACACTCCCGCGTTCTCCGGACGGACCATAGGCATAGTGTGGGTTCCTACTCGCATACATGACGCAGACCCGCAGTATGTATTTGAGCGGAGAGACGGATTCCTATGCGCCTTCGTTAGCGTACCGGATGGCCCCAACTATCGCTACATCAACGCCGCACACTTTGACGACCTCACGGCACTTGCCGAGGCCTCTCAACACATAGCGTACCATGTGCAAGAGCATGAATATGTCGTGAACACAAGCGGCTTGAAAATGCACAGCGCATCCATGTACGATTTAGAGAGGGACCGCCTTGAAAGTGAATTATTTTCAAGGCTCAAACATAATTCAAAAGAAAATAAACGGGGGACTGCTCTATGATTCTGTTTATTCTCTCCAACTTCCTAAGAGTCTGTAATTTAAAATCCCATACTCTCCTTAGAGAGTATAGTAGTAAAAGATTTAATCCATCTAAGGAAAGATTACAGAATAACGGTCGATGCGGCGCAAGCCATCGTTTTATTCCTTCCCAATTATTTCCGGAGGCTTGAAACAATGGGGTTGATAAGGACATCTACCTATGGTAAGGTCATGGGCGAAGTAAAAACCATCAACGAGACCGACTTCATTTGGTTCGACGGAGAACCGGAAGGCATCACACACGCTATACTATACGACGCAGTAGGCGCAGACCATATCCCTGCCGTCGTCGGAGCATCATTGGTAGCAGACAAAGAGCCGATTGGCTACATGACGAGCAAGCATATCCATTCAAGCCCACACACCTTCCTCGATGTAGGATTCACAGGCTGGCCTATCTATCGTCATGGTAGAACACTTATTGTGGAGGTACTCACACCTGCACATATTAGCAAGGATATTTCGCAACAGAAGAATGCTTGGCTGTTCAACTATCCTCCTGCAAGGGATGTTGCTAAAATGATTCTCGAACTCGGACCTCAACAGTTCTTCGTGCTAACCTCCGGTGCGTTTGACGATATGTTGGGAAGCGCACACGAAGTACCTGTGCTAATCTCGTCAAGCGAAATTGGAGAGGAGCATACGCTATCGAGCCTCCAACCTCTTTGGGGATGGTTGCCTGCTTTCATGTATGGCGTCGAGAGCGATTGCGAAGCGTATGTATTTGTCATTCCCCCACATGGTCCGAGACCGGAGCCACTTGCTTACAAAGACTCGAACATCCGAGAAAGCATTGCGATATTGAAGAGGTGGGGTTTCGCCACCAAGGGTGCTTTGACCCGCTCAAAGAAGATTTACAATGATGCTTCCAAGGAAGCAAGCAAGGCCGCTAAACACGCGAATGAGGTGATTGCTCGCATGAAGGTCGAGGAGAAGAAGGGAAGCATGGGTGGTATGTTCCAATGAGAACCAACATATTCGACAGAATGCTGGACTTCTGCAAAAGGAACCACATCATAGATGTAGACGACAAAGTTCCCATCTTTCTGTGCAGTATCGGCGCACACATCTTCAACACGGTCAACAAGTGTAGTATGTGCGATTTCGCACCTCGCGAAGGTGACGGAGAAGACTCAAGGAGATTCGTCATTGAAGACTGCCCCCTACGGCACGACAACTACCCAATCTATACGCCTTCATCCCGTATCGCAGACACACGCATTCACATCTTGATGCGTGGTGCTAAGGGTTCCGGAAAGAATGTATTGCTCGACCTCTTCTGTGCTGAACACACCGGCCTTCTTTGGAATCCGGACGGTTTTGAAGGAGTGGGCTTTCGCACTATGAACGGACCTAACTCGGTCACGGAAGCAGGTATGTTCGGTTCCGTCAACGAAGACGGGAACATCGTGGGTCGTCCACTCGCAAGAGACTTGTGCGGCGGATTCCTCACCTTCGAGGAATTCTCATCAGTGAGTGACGCCAATCGCAAAGACCACTCAATTGACATGAAGAATCAAATGCTCACTTCCCTCGATAGCGGGAGAGTCGCCAAAGGCATGAGGGATGGTTGGGTGCGATACAACACTCGCTACACTGTATGGGGCGGTACGCAACATGGTCGCATGGACTTGGAGTCCGGTCTCGACCGTCGATTCTTCATTATCGACATCCTCATGGATGCAGAAAAGGAGGCGCAATACAAGCAAGCACAGAATTTGCAAGCATCCATGTCGAGAGAGGAGCGAGCGTATCTTGCAGGTGAAATCATGGACTTGCGAGAATGGTTCATCAACCGGCAAATGGAAGTCGTTCTCAATCCACCCGAAGGCGTGGTCTTCGATGAAGCCTTTGAGAAGTGGGTGATGAAAGAATCGGTTCGTTCCTTTGAGAGCGATTTGTTTCGCAGACTTGCTATTGGCTACAACATGATGGTCGGGGAATGGAAGGGCGGCATACTTGAAATCAAGATGGGTCCGGACTTGGAGGAACTGCTTGAATCTTCCCTGCGAATGCGTAGGAATGTCATGGACGAAGATGTCCACCTCATCAAGAGTACCTTTTGGGACAAAGATGTGCCTCGCAGTAGCCTCGTTAAGGACATAGCGAGACTCATCACGAACAACGATTATCAAGCGTCGAAGCGTTGGATTGAGGACAACCTCAAGCAACAGGCGTGGTTCACGGAGTTCTCGCCCCGTAAGGAGGGTAGAGGCCGTCGTGGAGTCGTGTGTCGCTTCGGTATGCCCGAAGACAACCTCAAGTGGGGTGAAGGCAAATGACCTACGCTCATCGGGGAATCCGCTCAAGGAAACAGCGTTGGCTTGACGAAGCCTATTTGATTTTGAAAGAAGCCGACGAACCTCTTTCCGGTAAAGAGGTGTATTTGCGAAGTAGAGATAGAATCCTACACACACTCCTCCCCAAGAATTCGAGGAGTGCTGGTCAAATCTTTCGCATGGATAAGAAGAAGAGATTCTACAAGAAAGAGATTGGTCGTAGCAATCAATTCGTTTATGGGTTGCGAGAGTGGGGTGACGGACATGGCGAGTAACCACCGCAAGTATAAGGCGTTCATGGACCGAGCGGCTGATTACCTGCAAGAGAAGGAAGGCGAGGAAGTCTCCTCGACCGACCTACCCCGTTTGATTCGGCAGAAGAAGAACGGTAGGCCGTTTAGAAACCCTCCACCCCCAAAGGGGATGCACAACAGGCTTAAGAATGACAAGCGATTCGTAGTGAAGACGAGGGGCGGCAAATCCACTGTCAGCATCCGAAGGAGAGATGAAGAATGACAAAGAAAAAGTATTGGGGCAAAGGGAGATTCATGGGATGGAAAGATGCGGCATTGGCCGAACTTTCGCATAGGCCCGATGGTCTGTCTGCCGAGGCTCTACTGACAATCGTTAAAATGAACAAGACGCGAACTCCATCCGGAGTGCGACAAGTCACGGAACTCCTCAAGCGAGACAATCGCTTTGACGCATACTACCCTGCGAAAAGCATGAAGTCCCTAACAGGCCAACATTACAGAGTTCTACAATGGACGGTGAGCGAAGATGAAGAATAAGCGATTGATTGAAGAAAGACTTGCGTACGAACAAGACCCTCATGCGATTGAGGTTCTTGAATGGGTACTCAAATCCCCCGAATGCCCTATGTGTGGGAATTCGCATCGGAAAGAGTTGGAGTTGAACATATTCAATGGGACAATGACCCCTGCTTACCTCGAAGCGAAGAACGGATGGAATAGCGGCATCGTGGAAGAACACATGACCGGACACATTCAGTACGACCCCGAAGAAGCACAGGCAGTTGAAGAGACTCGCAAGGAAGCGATTACGACCTTAGATATGGCCGAAGACATATTCTCTCGCATCACACGATGGCTCGATGAGTGGGAAGAGGAAAAGAGTAGGTCGGGTATCGACGGCGAATGGCTCGCAAATGCGACTCGTCTCATTGGACAGGCCAACTCTTCGCTAAAGTTGATTGGTACTCTCAAGCAAGAAATCGGTGTCGACTCGCAGTTGCTACTCGCACAGCAACAGGTGACAGGCGTTATGGGCATCCTCGTCGATGTTCTGCGACAGGAGCCTAAGTTGCTAAACCAAATCGAGTTGCAAGTAGCGGCTCTCAAAGCACCTACTCACATTCAAGACGCAGTATGGGAGGAGGTGCGATAATGTCGGCAAGTCACCTACACAAGAAATTACGCAGATGCTCGAATTGCGGGAAGGAGGCACACGCTTCGTATAACTCCTGTAAAAAATACAGGGATGGGCAGACTATCTACTGCGGCTATATGCGGGTGGTGCGATAATGAAGGCCGGAGAGAAGGTAAAGTGGAAGGCGCATTTCAATCAATTGATTGCTCGACCAATCCCCGAATCCGAATTCCCTCATTTAGCAAAAAGGATGCTCGACGATGGGCTTATCGGAGTCTTGACGCTACAAGGCGTCCGTTGGTATTCCGGCAGGTACATGATTCTCAAAAGCCATGTCCGTGAGTGCTGGTCACTGACGGCAGGGCAGATGAGAAGATTTGAGCGGTGGGTTTATATGAACGACCCGTTTATAGGGATATTGGAGGAGGAATGAGATGATTGATTGCGTAGCCTGTGGACTGATTGAAGATATTGAAGAAATTAGGTGGCTGGACGGTGAACCGCACTGTGCTGAATGCTACCTGTACGAAAGGCACGATGGGGTGAAAGCATGAAGTGTAATAAGCCACTCAAGCACAGACCCGCTATGCAGGGCGTCTTGCACTGCAAGCAGTGTGAGGTCGAAGACCTACACGCTTCAATGCCCGACAAGAATTGGGACGATGGGGGGTCAACTGAATGAAGGTCAAATACACATTGACCTTCAAGCACCTCGACGGGGAAGAGAGCGAGGCGAACATATCCGTCGAGGACTCCAACACCTCGCTTGTGTTAGCGTACATACAGGGCTACCTCGCCCCGACTACCGCACACTTGATTAAGATTCAAACGGAGGAGATGGAATGAGCAAGAAGTACCGTCAACCTGCTGTCGCCGCCGCAGTCCAAAATTGGGACTTGAGCGACTGGTTCACAGCCGACCAATTACTCCCACGCGTCATGGAGGAGTTGCCGCAAAGGACAATGTCAATCAATGTCTATTCGGTGTCTCGCTTCCTGCGAATCATGGAGTCGAGGGGGCAATTGCTCTCTCGCACAGCAAAGGGTATCAAGGAATTTCATCGAATGGACGAAGGAGCGTATGAAGATGGGAATTCTCATTTTTACGCGTGATGCTACCCCGTACCGTGAAGGGGAGTATGTCGAGGGCAAAGAGGTTCTTTGCTCTCCTTCCTGTGAAGACCTAACGCTCATCGTACATGAGAAGAGACCCAAGAAAGAGGATTGCCTCGCATGGCTTCCCTATGTGTCATATCGCATGGTGTTCGTCTGCGAGCAGGCTCCGGACTTGAAGGACCACGAATCCGTTATCTTCGACAAGACAATGAATCGCAAGAAGAATGACTTCATGCCTAAGATTCAATCAGTCCTTCGATGGAAGGACCGCAACCGGACATGGGCTATGGCGAGAGGCGTACCCATCCCACTCATGCTCGCATTCCTTCGTGAGAACGATAGGAATATCGACCTTTGGCGACTTCTTGCTAAAGGTTTCACTTGGACGCCGGAGTATTACCAAATGGCCGCTATCTGTTTCGGTACTACGCCTGTGCTTCGCACCACATACCCGAAAAAGAAATCGCAGGACGAGACATTACCGAATGGCTTCCGAGAGTCGGACTTGTACGCAGACATCATAGCGACTCACGACCCGAAGGTGGGGAATGATTTGCGAGTGCAGGCTAAGGACACGCTACCCAAGAAAGCCAAAAAGAAAATGCAGGGCGTGGTTGATTGGCTTTAGATGTATCGTTCGCAGAAGGTTGTTGCCTTTGGCTTTGGATATTCACACTCTTCCCCTTCAAGAGACATTGGGGTTCATTCTTTCTTTGGATGATATTCGGTGTCAATCGCAAAGAAGCACCTCCCTTCCACGAAACGAACGGGACATGGGCTGGTGGAGCAGAATTGGCCTATATCGGGATGCACGATGAATAGTCTCATATAGGCTTTGCGATATGGGCTGCATGATGGCAGCCAAGAACAATGCGAGACTTCGCAGAACGATAGCGAAGATACTGTTCGACGACGGACCAATGACGAGAGTAGAGGTCTTCGGAAAGTTACTCGCAAGCGGCGAGTTCCGCACACTCCCGAACGAGTCTTCGCTGACGGCTATGCTTGCTAAAAACCTGCAAATCGTACAGGAAGGCTACGAGATGGTCGACACAGGGACGGGTGTCAAGACCAAGCAGGCTGTTTATTCCATCAACCGAGAAATAATCGAAGAGGAGGAAGATTTGCTTTACTCAAGACCGTTCAGCACGATGTCGACTATCGAACAAGGACTCTCTTCCCTATGCCCCTCATGTAGACAAAGACGCATCATAAAGGAAAGATGGTCGGACTGCCTCGTCTGTCAAAGAAGGGGTTTATAGGAACATCAGCGTTAATTCGTTTCATGGCCGAGAAAACGATGCTCCACATAGGGAGTCGACGATATGACTTCAAGAACCCCACTTACAAGTGCGGGACACTCATGGGTAATCACCCGAACATGACGGACAAACAGGCTATGGCCTTGGACAAATGCCCCAAGTGTTTCCCTGCTAAGAAAGAGACTCCTAAAGCGCAGGAGGGTTGGCTATGATTGACACAAACAAGTGCGAAGAACTCCTTGAGAATGGTATGCAACACCGTGACTTATGGGAATTAGCAGAAGAACTACTCGCAGAAGTCAAGCGGTTGCGTAAGCAACTTGAGGATTGTAAGCGACAAATACTGGTTACTGCTGATTGGATAAGGGATAGAGGCGAGCGCACCCTCGCAAAAGAGTTGGATGAATTTTTGGGGTGGATGGAATGATTGACACAGACAAGTACGAGAACCACGACATGATACGAATTGCCAAACAACTGTTGATTGAAGACGCACCACTTCTCCTTGAAGAAGTCAAGCGGTTGCGTGAAGCGTTAATCACCATGCACCATGAATGTATTGATTTCAATGATTTAGGAAAGAGACTACATGATTTCATGGTAAAGGAGTCGTGGAAGGAATGACCGCCGTTATTGGAATCGCAGGTACTATGAGGTCGGGCAAGTCGACTCTCGCTAAAGAACTTGCTTTGGCTTGGGACTTGCCTATCGTATCTTTCGCAGAATCACTTCGTATAGAAGTAGCGCAGGCATTCTATCCCAAGAAGCAAAGGTCCGACGCTCGCTTTTGGTGGGGCAGGCTTGAAGGTATTGACAAGTCGCTAACGAGACCTATATTGCAAGCATGGGGTCAAGCGAAGCGTGACTTCTTCGACGAAGACTATTGGGTCGACCGAATGTTTGATTACATGAAACGCAAGGACATGGGCTTCGCCATCTGCGACGATGTGAGGCATGAGAACGAAGCACAAAGAATCTTGGACGAGGGGGGAATCATTATCCGTTTGACTGCTGACAGGCAGACACTTCTTGACAGGGGCGCAACTGCTTCGCAATTGGAACACGCTTCCGAGCGAGAAGACGCTCTCGACGATGTTATGGGTGGGAGAGAGAATCCTAAGAATGTCAATTGCTTCAACTTGAACACATCGGGCAAGAGTACCTACGGTCAATTCGTCAACGCACAGGCTATCCTTTCATGGTCACGCTTGCACACACCGTTGCGAGAAAGACTGTATGAACTATTACCGGCAGGTGAGGAAGAATGAGAATTAAACAGGTAAAATGCCCTGCTTGCAGGGAAATAACGACATTTAGAGCGAGATTAGAGATTTTCGATACCGACGAAGACAAGAAAAACCGTTTGGGTTTGATTTGTCAAGTCTGCTCAAACACGATTAAGTTCACTATGGGGATGAGTAAATGATTCGCAAGTGGTTGGCTAAAAGGATAACCGAGCCTATGGTCCTATCTTTTCTCAAGAAGAAGGGGATTGCCATGTGTAAGATGTGTGACAACATCTGCCACGAACAAGTAGGAGTCTGCGATTACTGTTCATACGAGTTGGACATGATGAGCAAAGAGGCATACGAATGGAGGATGTTGGAATGAGCGCAGTATGGTTTGCTAAACACCGGCCTGCTAAGTTCCCGCACATGGTCGGTCAATCTACGATTGTGGCTGAAATGTATGGCATTATCTCTTACGAGTCGCCTATGAATCACTTCCTATTCCATTCCCCCGAACCCGGAACCGGCAAGACCACTGCCGCCCACATACTTGCGAAAGAGTTGGGGTACGAACTACATATCTTCAATGCTTCCAGCAAGAAAACAAGAGGCATTGAATTCATCGAAGAAGACATTATCCCTCTCGCAAGAAGCGGAAGATGGGAAACCATCATTCTCCTCGATGAAGCAGACCGCTTGACTATCCAAGCGCAGGATGCGCTCAAAGGGGTCATTGAATCAAACACTTGCTATTTCATCCTCACTTGCAACGACTTGACGAAGGTATCGCCTTGGTTACAGTCCCGTTGTCAAGTGCGACACTTCAAACCAATTGACAAGGACGCCATGAACGAGGCTCTCATTCGGGTTGCAGTCGAAGAAGGTCTTACCATAGGGGGGACACACATGAATGCGATTATCAAGAGGCATTTGGGCGACCTAAGAAATGCGATAGGATGCTTGCAAGCATACGCCACTTTCAAGACGGAGCGTGAGCGGGAACACTTCATTCTCTCCCTCGGAGATACGGACTTGAACGCCAAGTCATTTCTCCGTATGTGCGTAAAGGCTCAAGGTCTGTCCGAAGCCGTCGCCATGATTGACTCCATGCCTATGAGGACCGTGATTAAGCAAGTGCTTGATTATGCGGTCTCCTCCTCGGCATCCCCCGAAGCCAAGATGAAGGTCATTGAGGCTTCAATCGTCAGCGAGCGTGATATTCTCATGGGCGTCGATGAGACAGTGGTTCGTTGGAATTACTGCCGGATTCTATGTGAGTAGGGTTTATATGGACATGGAGAGTTAGGACAAATTACACAAGGAAAGTGAGCAAGATGGTAACAACACAAATGTACGAACGAGTAGCGAAGAATGTAGGCTGTTCAGTCGGGGAACTTGAAACCCGACATGAGCGAGTCTTGAAGACGAACACCCCTGCGTTGGAGGCTTCCGGCCTCGGCGCAGAAGAAATTGGAACGAAGTGCCTGCGAATGGCGGCGGCTGAATTGCGAAGTGAGAAGGCTAAGTTGGCCCGAAGCGGTTGCAGTATGCTTGAAGGAATGTTCATCAGCGCACCTCGATACAAAGATTGGGGCAAGGTCTTCTACAACAAATACAAAGACTTGCTTGCGAGCCTCGACGGTGAAGCACGAAAGACACTTGTCGCACAGGGTCTTGTGACCCTGTATTTGGTGGACGATTTGGAGGGTGGCTTCAAGGTCATTCACAATCCGAGCCTCACGAACAAACAAGGTTTTGAAGAAGGAGTCGCAGAAATGCACACCGAGAACTTGCCTAAGCAGGCAACTCGTATCGAAGACGGCACAGGCTACTTCGTCTGCATCGAGAACAAGTCCTCTCCTACCTACCCAAGCGGTTCACCGAACTACGCTTACGGAAAGGCGAGAGCCACTCAAGACCTCGAACGCACTTGCCTCTTCTTGGGTCGCAAGGCCGGAGACAAAGGCGTTTCCCTCATCCCGATGAAGTTCCGAGGAGACCTCGCTAAGGTCAACTACCCTACCTTCTCCCCCCTTCGCATTCCTGCGAATTTGAGCAAGAACGGCACTGCCTATGCTAAGGCCGGTGTCAGCAAATACACTCTCGACAAGTCGGTCGAGGGTATCTTTTCGCAACCTCCTTTGGCCTCCGATGGTTCGGGTCTTATCCCCGAAAACATGAAGGTCTTGAAGGGTCTCGAAGACATCGAGTCCTTCGTGGGTACACTCTCCGATAAGGAGAAGTGGGACGCTCTATGCGCTGTGGTTCTTGAAGTCGCACACATCGACCCAAGGGAAAAGGGTGGTGCTATCATCACTCTCGCAGACTTGGACTTGGTCTCTTCGGCTCCGCCGATTGACCTCTATGTGAACGCCGAAGAAGATTCCAAATTGGACTTCGGTGTCGGTTCTCTCCTCGTTGTCGTCGGACAGCCTTATGTCGGTCGTGAAGGCGACGGACGCTTGGCTACGACAGGTTGGTGGTGTGTCGAGAGCATCGGCGTGAGCCTACCCGAAGCGACGGCTGATGAGGAAAACGACGATTGGGAGTGATGAAGAATGAGTTGGGGAGACACAGGAAAAAAGAAGCAAGCAGAAGAAGATGCGCCCGTCTACGGGATTGAGCATTACCGTGAACTGTTCATGCGAAAGCGCACTACTACTGCGCCAATTCGCATGGCTTTGACGGGCAAGGAAAACACGGCAAAGACCGGACTTGCAGTCTCAATCGCAAGAGCGAGGACCGATAAGGAAATCGTTATCATCGACATTGACAACTCTGCTGTGCAGACTATCGCAAAGAACTTCCCTACGGACGACAAAATCCGTGTGGTTCCAATCTTTGACGAAACCGACGCTTCTCTCTTTGAAGAAGATAACACTACGAACTGGACTGCTCTCGTCGACAAGATGGGGTACTTCATCAAGATTATTGGAGATACTGCGAAAGATGGGGACATCGGAGCCGTTATCATCGACGGTGGTTCCACCTTCCTCAAGTGGTGTGAGAACGCCATGACTGATGTTCTTATGAACCGCTCAAAGAACCCAATCAATGTCGAAGACGGCGATTCCTTCAACCAAAAGGAATGGCGTATTCGCAACCAACTGTTCCGAGATGTGATGAACAGGGCGCATCAACTACCTGTCGATGCCGTCTTCTTCACCTTCCACCTCAAAGATGTGAAGCAATTCGCAGACTTGGGTAACGGACAGAAGGGACTAATGAAGGTCGGAGAAGTGCCGGAATGGGACAAGGGAACCATGCGATTGTTTTCGCAACAGATTTTCCTCTCTCGCTACACCAAGAAAGGCGACCTCGCCGCAGGTGTCAAGGCAGACTCCGATATGGACGAAAACACATGGGAAATCCGAGCCAACATCGAAGAGATGAAGGGTTGGAATATGGACCTCCTTGGTACTCAACACACTGTCTTGCGAGTCAGTGATGGGAGTGTGTCTTGGACCGGTCTACCTATGCTCGTTTGGGAGTGAGTCGCTTGACTCTCGACATCAAGGTCGTGAGCGAGCAACGAAAACGCTCCAACACGCACTACGCAGTCAAGGTGAAGGGCGAAATGTCCTACTACCTATGTCGTGGCTTCGATAAATTCGGTAAGCATCCCCAAGTGGAGGCTCCGGAAGCCAATTGCAAGTTGTGTTCCTCAATCTTCAAAGGAAGAGGGTTGGGTTTATATGGACAAGGAAAGGTGGAATAAATATGAAGGGAGAAGTAAAAGAACTTTTGAGACTATTGCAGAACACACAAAGAATGGCCGTGATTAACGGGAAGCCGATGCCGCAGGTACAGTCATGTATCATTTCATGTGGTCCTACCGAAGCAAGTACGGTGTCAATCGTGCGAGACGGTATCACATCGGTATCTGCTATGACTTGCGATGTCGAAGAAGGTGATGGTTCCCTCGTCGTTCCCGATATTGCTAAATTGATTTCAGCACTAAAGACTCATAGCGGCGTTGTGACATTCAATCAAAACAAGGACAGGCTCAAGATTCGCTCGACAGGCAAGCAGACTACGCTGGCCGCTAACAAAGAAGCACTTGCGTTCCCTCACACGACCCTCACAGTGAGTGAGTGGCGAGACAAGTCGCAAGATATGTTCGACAAGATTCAGTACGACGGCTACACGATGAAGGACGGTTCAATCCGTGAATACTTCTACGAAGTGACCGTTCCGGAAGCAATTCTCAAGGATGCGATTCAATCTGCTAATATCAACGGACAGAAGGTAGCGAGGTATGTGCTTACTATGTCTAACGGGAACCTCGGATTGACAGTCGGGAAGGACTTGTATGGCGAGGTACACACTACGCTCGCTAAAGACCAAGAATGCGAATCATTCGATGTGATGTGCGAAGGAGGGTTCGAGAACCTAAACCTCGGTGCTACCCTTAGCCTCAAGTTCCTCGACTTCCGAGAGGAAGGAGCGGGAATACATCTCGTCATTGAAGGCCCATTCGGTTGCGTGTACCAACGGTGCGTGTGAATGGGATGCCTACCGACCTCGCTGATTGGTCGTCTCGACAGACTGACCAAGTGATACAGAATATCGCATCGAGGGGCTTGCTCCTAAGCAGGGAGGAGATACGAAGTGTTCTTTCCAAGATGGGTGAGACGATGTCTATGCGTAAATTGCATCGCAAGATTGCTATTATGGCCTTCGTTTTAGAGTTGGATGAAGGAGATACTTGCACCACAGGTCAAATCGCATACGGAGCCATGAGGTTCTGTCGCCCCCAATCTTCAATAACAAAGGACATGGTGGGTGGTATTATGCGAATAATTGCTAAATGGGGCTATGTCAGTATTGTCGTCAGTAACTTAGAGCGTTGGCCTTCCAACATTTACAGGAGGACTGCACTTGAATAAAATCATTTGTGGGGATATTCTCGCAGAAATGCGAAAAATGGATGATGGGTGCGTGGATTTAGTTGTCACAAGTCCACCCTACAATCTCAAGAACTCCACCGGCAACGGTATGAAGGACGGGAGAGGGAGTAAATGGACTTCTGCCGACGATGGGTTGAGGAAGGGATATGATAAACACGAAGACAGTCTTAGCAGAGAGGAATATATTGAGTGGATGAAGGAGTGTGTGACTGAAATGTTTAGAGTCTTGAAACCAAGCGGTGCGATATTTTTCAATCATAAATTTAGGGTGCAGGGTGGATTGATGGAAGGACACCCGTTCTTAGAACCATTCAATGTCCGTCAAATGATTATTTGGTCAAGGGCAGGCGGTTTTAATTTTAACGACTCTTACTTTTTGCCGACATACGAAGTAGTGTATGTGATGCCGAAAACAGCGAAAGGTGAGGGTTCCTTCCGACTCAAAAAAGGTGGCAACAAGAAGGGTGATGTGTGGAGAATCAACCAAGAAAAGAAAAGTCTTCATCCCGCACCATTTCCTGTGGAATTGGTTGACAATATCTTGACCTCTTGCGAGGGCAAGGTGGTTCTTGACCCTTTCGGGGGTTCGGGAACTGTTGCCGTTTCTGCTATCAAAAACGGTTGGGACTACATTCTCATTGATAATTCGCACGAATACTGTCGAATGGCGGAAGACCGAATTAACAGTGTAGCGAGAGTTGAGGGGGATTGGCTATGAATGAAATCATCGTAGGCGACATAATGGAAATTGACCTTCCTGCGAATAAGTTCCGTTGCTGTGTTACTTCCCCTCCGTACTTCGGCTTGCGAAGTTATGGTGAGGATGGACGAGAGATAGGTAAGGACCAAGCCTTAGACGAATACATCGACGGACTCGTCGAAATGTTTAGCAAAGTGCGAGATTCACTAACCGAAGACGGTACTCTTTGGCTCAATATGGGTGACTGCTACAATGGCTCCGGTGGGGCAGGTAGTGATTACAAAGAAGGTGGTCGCAAGGAGACTCGCAACAAGTATGGTTCTCGCTCCGTAACAGGGATAGCACCCAAGAACTTACTCGGTGTTCCTTGGAGACTTGCTCTCGCATTACAAGAAGATGGTTGGGTTTTGCGAAGCGAAATCATTTGGAACAAGAGCAAGGCTTACCCTCAACCGGAAGCATACATCAAGCGTCCTGTTCCTCGACATGAGACCATCTTCATGCTCTCAAAGAATCCCGACTATCACTATGTACCCGACAACCTATTCAGCGTTTGGGACATGACTCCGGTTAGCAAATCCGGCCATGAAGCACCCTACCCTGTGGAACTACCCATGAAGTGCATTCTTGCGGCCACAGACGAAGGGGATTGGGTCTTAGACCCCTTCGCTGGTTCCGGCACTACTGCCGTCGCCGCACAACTCTCCGGACGCAACAGCGTCATGTGTGAACTGTACCCCGATGTAGCCGAGCGTATGGCTGAAAGGCTCGATACTCTACCCGATGCAGAAGGCAAGGATTGGCTCTAAGGGTTTATATGAACATGGCCCATAGTACGGGACATGAAGAAGAAAGGAAAACACATAGTTGGAGACGCTCATTTTAACAGACACATAGTTGGACACGCTCATTTTAACAGGATTTACGGCCCCTATATGTCAGCGAGTGAGAAGGGCTACCCTGCGATTATGGATGAAGCAGTATATCATTTTTACACGGCCAAACTTCCCCTTCAAACAGTGTGTGTTGGGTACACGACTTTCACTGAAGTCTCCGAAGGAGTATTCTTAGTCGGCAATACATGGGTGCATGAAGATTGGAGAGGCGAAGGTCTACATGAAGACATACTCAAAAGTCGCAACGATTGGCTTCAACACGGACATATAGCAAGCGACATATACACACTACTTAACCCACAGGACACCACTAAGATTCACCAACTACGCCATGTCGTTAGCAAATTGGATTACAAGCCTAAGCGACTGTGGTCTGCTAAAGGCATCCCTCTCAAGGTGCGATTCCAAATATGGCGCAGTGGACTTGAGTTGTGGGGGAAGAAATTTGATAGTTGAGCGTGGTCGTGGGAATAAGGTAGTCGTGCGATACCGTGACCAAGACGGCAAAAGAGCCAAGAAAACCTACGAAGAAAGTCCGTATTGCTATGTCCATGAGAAGGACATACATGATTTGCAAGTACCCTGCAAAGTGGGGAGTGAAACGCACGAAGGACTGTATGGGGAACCTCTACGAAAGGTATCGTTTAGAGACACCGAGGATATGCGATTCCTTACGAGGAGTCAAATGCAGACATGGGAAGGAAACATCAATCATCCGAACCGAGTTCTCGCAAACAGTGGCGACGAGTTCCCCATGTATGAACACCGGATTTGGTACTTCGACATGGAATGGAAGATTGAGAATGGCGAAATAACCATCATCGTCGTACAAGATTCGCAAGAAGGCGAGTTCGTTATGTTCCACCACCGAGACTACGAAGAAGGCCACTACGACTCTATCCCCGCCGAAAACCATCCCTACGGCAAGGACGCCTGCGAAACCGATGGACGGAAGTTCCGTTGCTTTGCTAATGAATCCGATATGTTGGAGGCTTTTGCTAAATTGCTAAAGAAGCACGACCCCGACATCGTTACTGGATGGAATGTAGTCAATGCAGACTGCCAACAACTGTTCAAGCGATTCAAAGTGAACGGCCTTGATGTGCGAACACTATCTCCTATGCGCCGTGTGCGATTTGACTTCGGCGATTGGGCGCAACCTATTGTAGGTATCAATGTCATTGATTTGATGGTCGGATTCAAGAAAATGTGGACGCTAAAAAACGGACAACTGCCCGCTATGTCCCTCGATGCTGTCTCGGAGTTCTGTCTCGGAGACCGAAAAGTCCCGCTACAAGATGGACACGATACCTACTACACCGACTTCGGGACATATCTCGACTATGCGAGGCAAGATGTAGACCTCCTGCCCCGCCTCAATTCCCTCGTCGACGCTCTCGGCTACTTCACTGCTATTCAGCATATCGCAAAGTGTGATATACGCTCGACTGCATTCGTTACACAGGTCTTCACTAATTTATGTCTGCTTGACGAAGACTTCAATTTGAGAATTCCGAGCAAGCCACAATTTAGCAAAGTGGACTACGAAGGAGCGGATATTATGAAGCCTACGCCCGGACTTTACCACAACATCGGCATCTTCGATGTGAGGGCTATGTATCACTCCAATGTCGACAAGTACGGCATTTGCTGGACTACACTCTCCGACGAAGGAGAGGATTGTGGGAACGGTATCAAATTCAATCGTAGCAAGAAGGGTCTTCTGTGCCGACAGATGGACAAAATGACCGAGTTGCGAAACCATTACAAGAAGTTGAAGGCAGACGCTAAGACGGAGGGTGAGGCTCGCGCTTACGATGCTTTGCAATACGCAACTAAGTCTCTCGTCGCTTCGATGTACGGAGTGGCCGGAGATGCGAAATATGGGTTTTACCACCCCGACATTGCCGCCGCCATTACCTACACAAGTCGCAAAACACTTGGGGAGTTGCGAGACCATGCCGAAGACTTAGGCTTCAAAGTCCGATATGGACACACCGATTCAATCATGTGCGAAGTCCCTACTCCCGAAGCCGGTATCGCCGCCTTAGAACACATCAACCGAGAGATGTACCCCATCATCACTGAATTCGAGAAGTGGTCGGAGTCCTTCTTCATCCTCGTAAAGAATCGGTACTGCGGTCTCGTTTCTTGGACTGACGGAGAGTACCACGAAGCCGAGAGGTATGTGAAGGGCATCGAGTTGAAGCAGTCGAGGCTACCGCAAGCCATGAAGAATGCTATGGGCTTAGTGATTGACGGCATCCTCTCCGGCGAATCGCAAGAAACCATCACTAATACTTTGAAGAGAAGTATTAGTGATGTAGTCAAGAAGAATGTGCCAATCGCAGATTTGACCATCAAAGCGAAGTTGAAAGACAATTTGTCCAAATACTCCGTCCTTTCGGAAGCGAGAGCCGGTGCTAAGTGGGCTAACGACTTCTTAGGAAAGGGCTACAAGAAAGACGATTACTTCCTTTGTGCCATCAACGAGGAAGGGAAATACATAGCGTTCGACGAACCTTCCGACATCGAAGGTATCACGGAGATAGGCTACGAGTATATGGCTCGCAAGTTCATTTACGACAAAGTCCTACCGTACTACGAAGTCATGGGTTGGGACTATATCCCGCTTGAGAATGCGCTTAGGGGTATTGAGGCCGATTGGCTTTGATTCTCCGTTGGGTTTATATGGAAATGGAAAGGTGGGAAGGATATGAGCAGAAAGCCCACAATCCGAGAATTAGACGAAAAAATCAACCAAACACAAGAAAACATGGGTATCATGGCTGGTCGTATCGACCAATTCCTAAATATGTTCGTGCAAGAATTGGAAAAGCACAACACGCTGATTTCAAAGATGCTTGAGCAACAAGGACTCATGGAAGAATCGGTATGTGCCGAGTGTGCTGGTACTATCCGCATCCCTATGCTCGATGGCTTGGAACCTCTCGAAGAATGCCCGTACTGCAACGCCTCTCTCAATCCCGATACTACACAGACGACCCTGCCACTTGAAGAGGAGTGAGTGGCTTGAATCCGGAGGAAATGACGGCGGAAGAACTGTCGTCAAAGGAGAATAGTAGTTATGACCCGAACGAAGAGGGTAAGTTGCTAAAGGTATCGAAGTCTTCATTCATCGGGTATGATTCATGCCCTCGCAAGTATTGGTGGGAGAAGATTCAACTAAAGGACATGAGGCTCCCTGCCAACGAATACATGATTCACGGTAGCGAGGTACACACGAACCTCGAAACCATTTACGACAATTGGGACGGACAAAGTACGCTCGGCCCACTTATCCCCGAATCGCAATACAACAAGAGCAACGACAGCCTCGTTTTCCTTGAGCAGTGTCGACTTGAGAAGTGGGGTGTGAAGAACTTCATGCCCGATGAATACGAAGAGTATCGTGCAGTATGGGATGCAGAGAACGAATGCGTTCTTGTTGGTCTCATTGACGGCATTCTCGTTCATCCCGATGGAGGTCTTTGCATTTACGAATTGAAGACCGGAGGTTGGTCTTCCACCAAGATGAGTAAGACTCGCAAGGAACTTTGCTATTACACTCGGATGTTGCAATTGATGGGTGAGACGAGACCGATTACGCACTTCGCTTATATCGCACCCGACGCCACCAACGACAAGTTGATTGCGGAGATGTGCGGGGGTGCTAAGAAGGGTTGGGATGCTGACCGTGTCGCTATTTCAAAAGCAGGTTGGCTTGACTCGCAAAGCAAGCGGGATGTCGCTATCGGTAAGGACGGAGTTGGAATACTCATCGTTGAAAAAATCAACACTCGAAGTGTCACTGCCTTCCAAAAGTCATTGAAGCAGGCAGTCGCAGGAATCAAAGCGCACGATTGGCCTATGAAGTGGAATGATTACTTCTGTCCCGCTTGGTGCGAATTCGCTATGTCTTGCGAAAGTGAGAAGAATGGGATAGAAAACCTATGGGAGGATGATTGGGAATGATTGTTTGTGCAGAGTGTGATGGAGAAATGAAGGTCAGTAAGGCGGGTATGCCTATGATGCTGATAACGGGCGACATAGATACAGGCAACGAGAAGATTGCCAAATGCCTTGTCTGTGGTCATAAAGAGGTTCTTAAGGACTAAGGGGGGTCGTCCGTACATGATTATAGATTTCCCCCGACAGATTGGACTCAAGCGTACTCGTTGCTTCAACCAAGAAGACTTCAAGTCGTATATCGAGCGTTTCAACGGTAAGACTGACATTTATACCTCGCTGTATTCCTTTGACGACCCCTACGACTACGACTCTGTCGTAATTGACAGGGCTTGGTGGGACTTCGACATGAATGAAGAGTACGACATGGAGACTGTCAAAAGAGATGTCGCTTCTCTTATCGCAAGACTTGAAGGAGATGTGCGTCTCGTAGCCACAGGGCGTGGTTTCCATGTCCACCAAATCTTCAAGAGACCTGTTCGTGGTCGTGAGTGGGCGTTCCATCTCGACCGATATGAAAGGGAAATGGCAGACGGGCTTGCGTCTCTCGACGGAGTAGGTTATCCGGAGAAGTTGACACGCGTCTCTCTTACCTTCAATCGCAAGCGTGGTCGTTGGGCTGTCAACATGGATGCCCGCATATTCAGTGTCAACCCGACCATGCAAGTACCCGTTGCACCGACACCTTCTATGTCGGCTATCGACCCCTTTATTGGGGTAGTCGATAGAGCGGAGTGCTTCGATTTGGTGATGTGGTCAGCCCACAATCCCCACCGAGAAGCAGAAAGCAGTTATGAGACCGTGATGGTCGGTGAGCATGAGGGTGAGGTGAACCTACCCACCTGCCTCAACCGAGCCATCCGTGTGAGTAACCCTCCTCATCATGTCCGAGTAGCACTTGTGCAAGAAATGGCTCGACAGTTGAGGTGGTACGCTAACCCCGATGAATTGCCGCATGAGGAAAAGATGGGGATTGCTACTACTATTTCGCAGTATATTGCCGGTCTTCAGTGGTCCGATTATCACGAAGCCACTACTAACAAGTATGTTCGGGGAATGATGGATTACAAAAACGCACCTTCACCTGCATGGTATCGCAAGCATAACCTGTGTACGGGACAGGGGTGTTGGTACTGCGAATAGATGAAGAGGTTACAGACATGGTCCGTAGGGCCGAGAGAGTCGGGCTTGCTTGGGAAAGAAGCCTCCGAGAGTGCGATAAAGGCGACAAAAAGCAAATAGCACTACATATTAGGAATATAAACGCCCTTCGTGGAGTAGTCAAAGGACTGCATTGGGTTTTAGGTAGTGAAGACAACCCTCTATCTTAAATACATCTTGCGATATGGAAGCAACATGATATACGCAGACGACAGGGAGAATGAGAAATTACTCCACAAATTATTCATGGCCGCAGGAAATCGCAAGACAGACCCGAAAGGGGATGTGATGGTCAAGAGATTACCACACGGAGACTATCAAATCGGTGAATGGTTGATTGAGGCTAAGGAAATCAACGACCTTTATCGCACCATTCTTGGGATAGGGCGTAACGGTAGGACAATCAATCATCAGTTATCGGAGTTATGCGAAGTCTCCGATACGCCCTTCCTTGCTATTTACGGTACTCAACTCAAACCTTATTTCAAGGGAAGAAAAGCAAAGGCGGCTGAAATGTCGAGGGAGATTGCGAGAATGCACCGAGTTATCAAGTCCTTCAAAATGACAGTCTACTCTCACTTCCCTAACATCCGTGTTATTGAGTTCGCAACGATGGACGACTTCGTGGAATGGCTTTCAGTAGCACATTTGAAGAAGCAAATCGGAAAGTCGCTGACAGTGCCTCGCAGAACTAAGACCTTGCCTACTGACCCAAGGATGCTCGCTCTCATGGGCGTACAGGGGATTACAGAAGAAATCGCAGAAGCCCTGCTGAAACAATACGGCAGTATTCCTAACCTACTCAAGACAAAGGTACGAATCAAAGACTTGATGAAAATTCGTGGAATTGGTCGAGTTACCGCCCGACGCATCAAGGAACTGCGTAAGGAACTTTGATAAAGCAAAAAGAGTATGAGTTAATTGTCGGAGGGGGGAAAATCCTCCTCTCTTCTCTTCGGGCCTCCTGCCCCCTTCCGACACCACTTATTCAATACGGCGTGAAGGCACTACTTTGTCCGGCGTTCGGGATGTTGTACCTACGCAATTTAACCTCTAAATTGTGGATTGTCACTGTTTGATAGCCTGCCGAATCGTTACCTTGTGCTGGTCTACGCTCTATGGTCAATCTAAGGGTGTTATTAGCCACTTCTGCACCACTTAGGTATGTGGGTGGCAGTAGAGTAATGTTGGACCTTGTAGACCCTGCTATGATACCTTTTACGGCGGAGACACTTGAGCCTGTCTCCACACAAGTCAATGTGGTACTCAACTCGGCATTGCCTCCTCCTGTGATACTCTCCAAGGTGATACTACCTACTACACTCACAATGCCTGTGCTTGTGTCATTAGGGACACGGATGTTGAGTTGCTGGCTATGCGTTTCCCCTTGCTGTCCTACTTCGGGGTCGTTGATTCCTGCGAGAGAGAATCCGTCGCTTGTTGCGATAGCCGCACCTTCGGAAGTTGTTGTGGAACCTTCGACTCCGTCGATAGCCCTATCGAAGGAAGACGATACGCCCGTATTAGCAGAACCGAGGACACCCCAAGTGCTACCCGAAGAACCTGTGTCGCTTCGGAAGTTAGCCTTACCTCGCACTGCACGAATCATGCTGTTCGACAAATGATTCATACCCATTCCTCCTGCGGATATAGCCTCCGAGGTAGGGTCTCCATTCGCAGAACTTGTTTGATTCCAAGCAGGGGCCACATCTCCACCCATTCCTCCGCCTCCGAGTGGACCCAATGGCGGTCGGGGTCTTGCTGGCGGAGGTAGTTCGCGAGGTGGGGATTGTGGGCGTACAGGTCTTGCGAGTACGCTAACGAGGTCGTAAGCATAGTGAGTCTCCGATTTCTCAAGATTGAGAGTGACTGTCTCTTCGTTTCTTGCACTTTGCGACCACTTGACTCCCTTAATGACGAGTTCCTCACCATCCATGTCGATATGAGTATCTGTGTAGGTGACTGCCGTAGCAGGGACATAAGCGACATCTCGGACGATATGCAGGCGAGGAGCGTAGTAGGCCGTTCTCTCGTCTGCCGCCGCACCCATGCTGATATATCGCCTCATACCGAGTGGGAAGATAGAACTACCTTCGATGTTCTGCGAAGCGGTTTGATTGAACAGGGTGATTCCATACGGGGTACGAAGGCTTTCATTTCCTACGGTATCTCCACACCTAAGACGAACGACTTCTCGCAAATAATCGAAGTTCACAGAAAAGGTGATAGTTGGTTGGTCGCTATCATAAGAAGAAGGTACTTGGATTTCAAAGAATCCATTTCCTGCAATTGCTACTTCTGTCCTTCCTTCTAAAGAATCTACATCGAGAGTAGGTGGGTTAAGTGAAATAACAGTAGTGTCGAAGTCGAAATCGCAAAGATGCAATTTGAATGTAGCATCTGTCGAGTTATTGCCGGAGGCCGCTTCAATCATCATTCGCAACTCGTTTCCTGTCGTACTGCTAACGAAGTTAGTCCCTGCTTCTACTGCGACTACTTGCACTGCATTAGCAATACTGTTCGCCCCATAGAATCGGTAATAGTCATTAGTGGATTTGACAGAAGAATACTCGAAATTAACATCACTTCCATTTGAATCGGGGAAAGTAGTCCCATCAAAGTAAATGCTTAGGGTATAAACGGAACCACTGATGGTGACAGGCAATTGATACCAGCCTGCCGTAGTTAATTGGACAATCGTACCTGTGTTTCCATCTAAAGTTAGGTTTATTTTTTGAAGTGTATTCCATGCTATTCTCGCCGTCACAGTAGTAGGGTCGACAGTTGAACCTCCACTTGTCAGTTGTATGATAGACGGACGAATCCCATACTTGGAAGGAATGTTTTCATCCGTTAGTTGGGCGTACATCACGCCATAACTTGTTCTTTTGCCTGTGGTCGCCCCACTATCGAGAGCGTTTTGCATACCGCAGAAAGGATGCCCTCCTACTGTATTACTCCACCAAGAAAGACTTTGTGAATCGTTGTAGTAGTTCTTGCGAAAGGTATCTGCTACATATCCAAATCTGCCCTGTCCCAACATGATGTTGTCGTTACTACTCTTTGCTATCTGTGCTGAAATGCTGACACGCGGAGTCGACTCTCGGAAATACTCCTGTTTAGCAATAGCAAGAGCCTCTTGACGATTGAACAAATCGGGATGGTTGAGAACTCTCCAACGCAAATCGACTGATGTAGTAGGCTCCGGATAATCCACAAAGGAAGCATTTCCGTTGTAAAACACACGGACATTAGTGACTTTAGAGCCTGTCTGCGTATTTAGTGCTGATAACCTAAGATTGTTTCTTGTGAAGATATGCTTTGAGTCGTAGGTATCACGGAACTCCATGCGATTGTCACGACCCATAAGCCAAGAAAGGGATTTGATTCCTCCGGATAATCCATTTCCGTCCTTACTTTGCATCATCCCTACAATACTCATCATAGTCTGTCCTCTTGCGTCGAGTACGCTACCGTAACTATCACTATTATTTTCGCTTTGTATTGGCACATTGTTAAAGTCACTAATACAAGGCAGTGTTGCGTTTGTAGCCCAAGTATCTGCAAGGTTTAGATTTTGCATAATACGAATTTTATCGTTAGCAAAGAATGAATTTTGGGATGGGCTTTCGATAGTACCTTGTAGGTTCAATATCAATCGCATTCCGTATAGTGCGGCTGTCGTATTGTAGACCCGTACCTTATCGAAGTCCGTATCTAATGCTTGTAATTCTGTCTTGAACTCTTTACTTCCGATATTGACTTGTGAACCCGAAGAGTAGAGCGAGGCATCTGCTACCAACTGCTCTTTTGCGTTTTTAGGTCCAGTCACTACATCGTATGAAGTAATATATACATCATCCAAGTAGTCGTAAGTTACTCCGTTATAAGCGACACTGCCTTTTGCGCCCCAATAAAAGTAGTAGGCTATTTTTTCACTGTCTCTGTTTGAACCGCCTTCTGCGATAATTGTGCCGTAGCCGGAAGTATCGAATTGAGTGTTGTCGTCGATGTAAATTTTATCGTTTCCAATGAATATATCTGCTCCTTTTAGAGCCACGCCATCATTGATAAAGAACAACGAATTTTTGTGTCTTGGGAATATAGTGGCATCGTGACTGTTTTTGTACGAAGCAGTGGCGTCTTTCCAATAACTGTCGATAAGATAGGGGAACCCGAAAGTAGGGGTTTCAAAGTCTCCGAAGTCTGCGATTCCACCGGAAGTGTAACCGCTTCTTCCACCGCAAGCCATCGTGTTTAAGTTCCAAAATCTCGAAACATCGACTAAAACGACTGCCCCTGCTTTTTCATCCCAATTTTGCAAATGGGTAGCATAAGGTTCTTCGTTAGAACCTCCTACCAAGGCAGACCAAGCACCTTCTGTGAAAGGTTCGACTTCCGAATCGAAGGACCAAACATCAGCGTCTTCGCCTATCTTTAATTCTGCGAATACATCGGGATTACCATTAGCGTCTAATTGGTCTGCAAATGTTAAATTCAATGAGTAATTTTCATTTGTAGGCAACATTAGGTTGTAGTCATTCTTGCGATAACCTCCATCTGCATTTGCCGTTCCATCATTTCTCATGTCAGCCCAACCTACAAAGCAATGTTTGTAGCCGTTTGACTCATCGACTTGTCGCAAATTGTAAATTGTGTGTTCGGGTTTCCACTGACGCTTTACCCCCTTAATTCCTCCGAGGGTACAGCCGCCATAGTACGCACTTGCCCCTGTTTGATTAGCCATAGTAAAGTTATCGCTGGATTCGTAAGTGACATTGATTTGGTCGGGGTCTGTGCCTGTCCTTGGAAGACCATCAGTCCAGCCCCCACTATCTGTCATTTGTCGTGCATTGACATAAGAAAATGAATCTCTCGTTGCGTTAAAGTCAATTACTTTCTGTGTTTTGTAGGAATTTGTAGTAGGTATGGCGACAACTTGATGGATTCCATTAAGTTGAGCATGATTAAAATTCACATGGACAATGAGTTGGCCTAATTGAAAACCGTGACCCCCGCCCCCACTGAAGTAAAATCGCTTGTTGTTTTTATCCCAACCTAAGCCTGTCGATAATGAAGGGTTTGTAACTGATGTACCAATAACATATTGCGATTCATTTGTTTCTGTATCAACTAAATCCAAAATAAAATTCTGCATTCCTCTTGACTTTATGGCGTACCACAAAGAAGGTTCGTCCAAGTTAATTGTAGAGTCACCGATTTCTATGTTTCCATTAAGACCGTTCCAATTCGTCGAACCATCACTGTTCCAACCTGTAATTGTAGCGGCTTGTGCGGCGTTGTATGGGTGTTGTAATTTAGAACCTTTTCCACTTCGCAAGTATGGTTTGGGATGAATAACTCCGAACTGTGCTTGAAACCAAGGGGATTTAGGCAAATCACGCATCCAACGGGCGTGTGCTACACGATATTGAACGAGGTCGTAGGTGCTTTGGTCCGGAGCAGTACCTCCGTAATTGTGTCGTATAATCGCAGGGTTTTCGGGGGGAATGTTAGTTACTCCGTTAAATGCAGAGTATTTCACAATGTCTCCATGCACTGTATTTGAGGTAGTCGCTTCTGCTTCGACTAAGAAGGTCGTCGAGGAAGGAACTCCCATAACTATAAAGTCTTGACAGTGGAAATTCGCAGCAGAAAAAGAAGGTCCATTATCGCAAGTAAAGCGGATTTTGTCTCCATAGGTATAGCCATGCGCTGAACCACAAGTAGCCAAATACACATATCTTGTTGAGGTAATTTGTCCTTGTCGAGTAAAAGCCACATCTATTTCGTTTGTGTCTGCGTAAGCAGAGCCGGTTGCGATAACTCGTATTCGCACAAAAGATACTCCGGTAGTATCTCCCGGTCCTCGCTCGTATTGAATGTCGCTCACTTCGTAAGCACCATCAAAAGTAGTACCGACGAACTTAGCAAAGTCATTTACTGCTAACCCTTGATAGGCGGCAGTAGCGGCAGTTGAATTTACACCATCGTAAGCAACAAATATGTCTTTGTAATTTGTTCCGCTTCTTACTGCTACAATGTCATTGATAGTCTTGTTATTCGCAGAATAACCGTACCATTCTCTTTCGACATTATTTGGTCCGTCTTCATCCTCATTGATATACATTTGAATCAATGCAGAAGAATGCAAAGACTGTCGACCATTGAAAATAGGACTGTATCTCGACACAGTCTCGCTATCATTTCTTGTAAAACCAATCTCCGACTTCTTAGGTTGCATATGAGCCAAACCAAATAGCAAGGTATCGGAAATGGCTGTGGTTTCTGCGGCCTTCTTTTGATAACCTGCATTCATTGATAGGTGGTTGTTAAGAGAGAAGAATGCGTTTTGACCCATTTCCCAAATCGGAAGTGTGCGGTCGAGAATACTGTATGAATCTCTTGCGCGAATAGTAGTTACCAGTGTATTGTCAAAGCCTCCTTGCTTATGGTCAACTGCTTCGATATTACCCCACCAAATAGGCCTGTTTTCATTACTTTCAAACATTAGCAAACGCCATTCCGAAGAGGCTGTTCCAGTCGTTAGTGGAGCGAGTGTATATGCGTTGCTATCATCGAGGATGGTTAGGTCGGCAGAGGAGATTCTGTTTGCTCCATAGTTGATATTGAAAGCATTTACAGATGGTAGTCCTACTGTGTTTCCATCAAATTTGTTTGTTAGTGGGAGGGCTACGCCTGCTCTATCAATCATGGTAGTCAACGAGACATAATCGTCTGTGTTGTGCGCCCAATTAAGGTCGAGAGACCATCCAATAGCAGAAGTCATATTGTGTCCTGCGATATTGATTGGGCCGTTTGCGAAATGAGTCGTGTTGCCGTTAGCATACGCTTTCCAAGTGTTTAGAGCAAAGTCCATTACTACTTCAACATCAGCCCAAGTCGAAGATTCGTCGTAAGGCAAAGAATCCGGAACGCCCGTGTCGTACTTCAAAAGAGAACCGTCCAACCCAATGTCATTCAGTGTAAAGTTCACAGTAGCAAGGGCTTGCGTATCTACAAAATCGTTAGTCGATTTATTGTAAGAAGTAGTTCCTTTGTAGCCTATTTTTAGAGTATAGCCTGTCAATGTAAAATTGGACATTTTGTGTGCAGACAAACGAAGATGAAAAGACTCACCAATGCCTTTTAATCGCAAAGGCCCATCATAAGAAAGAAGTCGTTGCGTACCACTTGTAGTAGAAGGACTGCTTGCTCCATCTCCCCGCTCGATGAATTGATTATGGATTAAAAACGGCATTTTGGAGGGGGATTTGACTTCTTGAATGTATTGTGTGGGTCTTGTAGCAGTCTTAACCAATGTAGGTTTTTCTCCTGTATATACCCCTGCAAATGCTACTGTCGCCATTGTTTTATCGGGAGTGTCGTGTGTGTCGTCTCCTGTGTGTCTTGTCTGTCCTTTTTGATAGTAGGAAATAGGATTGCCTGCTGACTTGTGGTAGTTGGAAAAGGTTGCTAAGTCGGAAGTGTCGAACCTACTGATAGGTGCTGAACCATAAGAAAAATCCATTTCTCCGAGGGGAGCATAATACACTCCTTGCGATTCATGTCCGTTGCGAAACATCAAGTATGAATCCGATGAAGTACCGTTGAACTTCTGCCTGTTTCCTGCGATAGAAATAGGATGTTGTAAGGTAGTACGAGCAGAAAATGACTCGCTGTCGTCTGTTACAAAATCTCTTGTGGCCCATTCTGCTAAACCACTGTTAAGGGCTAATTTTGTTGCGGTATCTGCGTAGTAATGATAAATCGAAGTTGTAATAGGGTCGGTAGTCATATACCCATCTACACTTCCAAGCGACCTGTCCGGAAAATTGTTTTTGAATCTTGGGTTAAGTCTCGCTACCTTTCCAATAGCAGAACCGAAATGGGAAAGTGTATGGTCGAGGTCACGGTATGTGGTCGGATTTTGGTCGTCTGCAATTGCTCTCGCTGACGCAAAGTCGTCATAATATCCCGATAGCCAAAAATTGTAGTCTGTATTTACTTGCTTCACTATGCTCCGACTCCTTGCGCTCTTAACTCATCTAACACGCCACGCGTGACTCTATCTACCATCTGTTCTGTATTGTAGCCGTTGAATATATTGTGTTGCACAATTTCTGTCTTGTGTAGTAGGCTTTCAACACCGCCTTGTACCACTTGCTTGTAAAGTGCGCCTGTAAAGTTCTTCCTTTCACCAAAGAACAACTCTTCTCTTGCATTCGCAAATTCATTTTGTTGTTCCGTAATTGAATTATACAATTTTTGTTCTTCTGCAACAAATTCTGCATTTGCTTCCGACTGCACTGTAAGCAAAGAGGAATAGTAATCGTGCATAAAACTGCTTGTATCATTCGATAATGACGAAGTCGACGCACTATTATAGTCTTCTATGAACTTTTCTGCCGCCGCTTTTCCTTCTGCCCCTTCTCCAAAATACTTTACGAACTCTTCGCCTGCAAGAATTCCTGTGACTTTGTATTGGTTTAAGTCCATTAACCCAAAGGCATCTGCCGTTTCTGCTAAATCCATGAAACGACCATAGTCTCTTTCATCAAAGCCGAGAGCAAGACTGTCATTATCATTACCGAGCATCGGACCATTTGCTACTATCTTTTGGGCTTCGTCAATCGCAATAATTTGCTGTTCTGCTTTTGATAGCAAATTGATTGACGACTGCAAGCCTGCGGCTAATTCGGTACTACCTGCTGTGGTCGCCGCCGACTGTTCCGCTTTCATTGTAGCAAGTCTGCTTTGCAAATCTTCAAGTGTAGCGTCTGTTAGTTCGGCGTTTTGCTTAAGGTCGTTGAAAGTGGTTTCTCCATAAAGACCATTGAGAATAGGAGTGTCGCCTGCTGCGCCGGACAAGTCGCTAAGAATACTTACAGTGTCGTTCAACTGATGGTTGATATTTGTAATATCGAGAAGGTCGGATTTTAATTGGTCTCCGAACATAGGCTTGAACACGAACTCAAATCCTGCGTATGCCGCAAGCAAAGCCAATCCGCCGATAAGAAGAGTAATACCTCCGCTTGCAAGAGCAGTAGCACCTGCTACCTCCATTGTCGAAGCAAAGATAGCCTTAAGAGCGGGAACTGCCGCAGTCATAGCAACTAAGGCCATACCGTACATAGCCGCCGCCATTTGGTCTTCTTGTTCGACAACCATTGGCAACAGCATAGTGGCTCCCATAAAAGCCATGTTGACTGTTTTCATGGCGGCCCCTGTCTTGTGAAGTTCTACTGCTGTGGCTTTGAGACTTACTATAAATCCTTTTTGAGTTGTATCAGTGGCTTTTGTAGTCATACGATAGGTTTTATCAGCAGTAATAAGAGATTGAATCGCAATTCTTTCCTCGGCCATCGTTTGAATTGCTTGTTGAGTAGTCATTATGTCTTCTCTTGTGGCATCTACATTCAAGCCTTTTGACATTCTTTCCGCTTCTCTCAAACGAAGACCTGCTAAAATGTCCTGTTGCTCTCTTTGAGAGTGTGCTAATTCAGCATTTTTCGCAACAAGTCCTTCTTTTACTTCCGTACCAAGTGCTTGATAAAGAACAACTTCTTGTTGCATCAAGTCCGATTGCGTTTGTAGCAATTGGTTTTGCGATTTTTGTGCTTCGACAGTCTTGTAAATGCTTTCGATGCTACGCTTTTCCATAGCCAAGCGACCTGCTTTTTGAGAAGTTAGCGTCTTTTGTAGTTGGGCTTCTTGCTGTTGAGCAAAGACTAATTTGCGAACTTCGCTTCTTTGTTTAGCAATAGAACCATCTTTACCACCTAATTTTTTTATGATAGCATTTTGTTTTTTTAATTCACTATTTAATAATTTTCTTTGAGCGTATTCTTTCTTTCCACTTCCAAGAGCCTTAAGGTCGCGAGCAATCTTTCTTTTTTCGCTTTGCGCTAATTTTTTGTTGCTGTTAAGCCTTTCAAGTTCAAGCGAAGCATCTTTGCGAGCAAGAGCGGAGAGAGTAAGACGGGATTGTTGTTGACGATTCATAAGGGAAATGTGATGTTCTCCTGTCGCAATAAGTTCTTTCTCGAAACCATTTTGCAATCGCATCATCAATGCGGCTTCTTGATAACTGCGGACTTGTTCTTGCATAGCCGCAGAATTTGTGTTAGTGACAGCAGTCAATGTCCTCATCGAAATATAGATGTTACCGACCATAAAGAGAACATCTCCAAGTGGAGAGAAGATTTTGTCATAAGTACCTGCTACGGCCATAACGCCTCCTACTGCTTCCTGTACCCTCTCGCTTTTTAGCAAGAAGCCAGTCGCTTGCAAGAATTTCTCTTCTGCTCTAAAGGCGGCCATATACGCCCCTGTGAGGTCTTCACCAATCTTCTGCCTCATATTCTCAAGAGCGGCTTCCATTTGCTGTGCTTGGAAAACAGCCGACCTTGCTTTGTTATCGAATTCTTCAAGTGCGCCATACTGCCCTTCAAAAGCCGCAGTCTGCAATTCTGTCAAACGGGTTTGGTTCTCCATAATCTTTAGGAACTTAATGTAGTGACGGGAGCCTGCTACTGAAACAGCAAGGGAACGCTTTTGAGCCGAATCCATTTCTCCGTATGCAGGAGCCAACTTTTGAATAACATCGGATAATTTCAATTGTGCTACGCCTTGAGCGTCTAATTCGGGAATCAAGTCTGCGATTGCCTTTGTAGCCTCGTTGTTTGCATTTCCGAGACGCTGGTAAATCATACGCAGACCTGTACCTGCACGACTGACTTCTTCACCAGTCTCAAGCAAAAGAGCAGACATAGCGGCCATGTCACCGATAGACTCACCTGCGATATCTGCTTGGCTTGCGAATTGGTTGAGAACGAAAGTAATGTCTTCCATCGTAGCGACAGAAGAGTTCTCAATTGTGTTTAGTTGGTTTAGTGTGTGAATAGAAGCCTCACGAACAATGTTCGCCTGTTGTTCTGCATCCAAAGCCTCGTATTGAGCCTTCGTAAGACCACCGTACATAAACGCAGTCTGCTGTGCTAAGTTAATGAAACGGTTCATACCCATTTCTGTTTCCATTTCACCAATCTGTGCAAGCAAAAGACCTTGGCGGGTAGCCTCGATAATTGCTTGTTGCGATTTTAGGACACCCTTAAGTTGAGCAGTACGGGCGGCGGCTTGCAGTGCTTCGCCACCTGTAAATGCAAACGCAAGACCCATTTCTCTTGCCGATAAAGCAAAGGCTTCCATTTCCGGACCTTCACCGTAAAATTTGCGAACACGAACAAGTTGTTCCTCATACAAAAAGAAAGCCTCAATGACTTGGTTAAGTGCGCCCGACATGGCTCCTGTCATATCTGTGAAGGAGTCTTGGACAGCACCCATAGCGTCCATCATAATTGCTTGTTGGACCGTCATAGCGGCCTTACTGTCAGCAAGGAGTCTTGTGGATTGTAGGCGACCTACGACATCGAAAAAGACTCTTGCTGCGCCTGTCTTAGCCATTACTCACCCACCCATTCATCCATTACGGAACCCATCTGTTGTGAAGAGATAGTGGCTCTCTTTTGGTTTCTTCGTGCAACTGCTCTCTTTGCATTTCCACGATTATTTGTTGCCTGTTCCGTTTGCTCTGTTATGCGCTCGGATATTTCTGCGGCAATAATGAGGTCAAATTCAAGCATAATGAATCCTCCTTCACAATTGTATTTTTGAAATAAATCACTTGGCATAACTCCCTTAAACGCAGAACACAGGCTCGGTGCTACTTGGGAAATCACTCCAAAGGGACTGCGCCCTCAATATCGTCGCCGCGCACAAACGCAAGAAGCATCATTAGTTCATCGGAAGTTAGCAGGTCGACATCGACAGTGTCGTCGAGAACACACTTAGGTAGCCAAGTAGCAATTTGGTCTTGGAGACCGCCGCCGCTTTCGTCAAGAAGCGTTGCGAATTCTTGCTGTTGGTCGTCGGTCCATTCAGTAGGGTCAGTACCAAAATGTCGGCACTTTCGCAAAGTTGCGGCCTGCACCTTTTCGATTTTCAGTTTATCCATTCCGGATGCTTGACGCACCCAAATTTTCTTTCCGTCGTTTAGTTCAATTTCTTTTCTCAAAACAGGCATTGTTTTCACTTTCCTTTACTTCTTTTACTATTTGGTTCATAGAACCGTCCATTGAAGACAAACAACTGCTTATGTTTGTCATGGAAAATCAACCTCAAGCAGTTTCAACGGTAATAACGGCAGTGCAGTTATTTCCCGTACTTCTGCGAATAATTGAAATATCAAATACCTGCGTGTTTGCAGGCAAAGCCCTAAGTGCGGTTTGAATAGCCGCACCGATAGTGAGATGAGTCCCGTGTAGTGTAGAGACAGTGACATTTGCAGGGTCGTTTATAGGCATCTAAATCACCTATTAACCTCAAGCATCATAGTTGGCTTGTCCATCACTTGACTTTGCAGTAATCTTAACCATTTGGTCTGCTTCTCCGAGGTCATAAAGAGCGTGGAAATTAACGGTCATGGTTTGCGAATCTCGTCCGGAGACTGATGTTTCCGGCATTTCGTAAATTAACTTAAAGAAATCAAAGCGAATAAAATTGTTTGCGTCGACATAGAATAGACAAGACAAAGCAGGTGTGGATGAACCGGGATTGATAAGATTCCCTGTCGCAGGCATCAATTCGTCAAAGAAGACTTCATTACTTTCTACATCGGCAGCGAGTAGTGCCTTGTGGAATGTAAGGGAACCGGACACTTCTCGCATAGTAGTTGGAGGTGGACGAATGCAGGTGTCATTAGCCAAGTTGTATGAATTGTCAATATCTCGATTAGTCTTAATTTCAAAGTCAATACTTTGAACGAGGTTCGAGTGGTCAGTATCGCCTGCAATTGCTTCAAAACGAACCATTGTTTTTGCGAAATGTGCCGCATCTCCGGTGTATGAAGGAACAGCAGTTGCAAGGGTCGCAGTTGAACTGCTTTGCTTTGCTCCTGTGGTACTTACGCTCATCATAGCGTACTCTCCGATACTTGAAGACACAGAAATACTTTCAATAACTTGGCCGGGGAAAATGTGTTCTTTGTCGTCACGACCTACACGGAAGGTATATGATGGAAGTTCCGCAGAAGAAGTGACCAATAATTCAGTAAAGGTTCGGTCTTCTGTTGTCGGCGTAACTGCATCGGGAGTATCTTCACCCATGATACCGTGAAGCAACATAAGGGTAAAATCGTCCGGTTGCAAAGCCATGCTAATGCTACCTTCGGAATACAACTTGCTTGTGATTGCTTTTGCTGAACCGTAGTAGTTCATATCTTCTCTCTTTAGAATATCGTAGGATTGTTGGAATCCTTCGTTTTCAACTTCACCAACTGCTTCTGCGGGAACAGCAGTGGCGTAAGCAGTAGGGTCTTCTTTACCAACGCTGACATATCGCGTATGATTTCCGGTCATGTATTAAACCATGCTCCAATTCACTTAAGAAGGTTTCTCATACTTCTCGCAAGAACATCCGAACCTTTTTCATATAAGTTATGGTTAAGATGTGAATACACACTACATCATCATCGTCCATCTTGCTATCGAGGTTCGCTTGGTATGAGGTAATTGAGTCGACCCCTGCCTGCAAACCTGTCTGCGTATAAAGTTCATCAAAGACTTCCCCCATGATAGAAAGTCCTTGTCTGTAAGCGTTTTTGTAGTCTGTTCCTCTCGTAGTAATGTAGACAATAACATTGTATTGCTGGTCTGTTCTTTTTCCTGCGAGAGTCAAGAAATCGGGGGACTGAATTTTCTGTGTTACTACATGGACAGAGGGAGCCTGTACCCTATTCACAAATGCGTTAGAAGACAAATCGTACCCATAGACAATAGAAGAGTCAGTAACATGGGTTTTTAGGTAAAATCTATTGCTTTCCTTTAGAGTCTGTACGACGCTAAGTCCTGTTTGCATAAGACTGTTAGTTACCCAATCGGACATATCCATTTCATCGGGAGAATATGCTCCGAATGTAGTAAAGTAAATCGTGTACCAATCCACTGAACCTGTTGCATTTCCAAAGTACGCTCCTTCTGCACTTGAGGCGAAACCTGTGACTGAAATGTAATGCTGTTGTGCGTCGTCGTCTTCGATAATTTCACGCATATATAGATTAGCAGTACCGTCATTAGCAAGTGTTAATCGCAAAATACAAGGTACAGGGGAGTCTTCTCCCATGCTTAAGTCGAGACCTACTGTCTGCACAGTAGTAGTACCTACGAGATTCAATTTGTTTGCGTTATTCGAGGCTCGAACTTCGACTCTATGAGTCCCATTGTCGAGAGCCATTAGCACTTCCCCATCATCGGGGGTCGAAGTATAAGCAATCGCAGAAATTAGCGTAAGGTCATTATCTGTCGCTGCGATTGTATATTTCCAATTTTGGTCGCTAACTCTCCAAGCATTGCCGCTAACAGCACCCGAAGAACCGGAAGTAAGAGTCCACGCTGTATTGTAACTTCCTCTCGGTGAAGCAGGGTCGTTTCCAGCGAGGCGTGATACCCAATAATGACTTGATTGTGCTATTCCCATTCTAATACCCCAATTCCGGTGTAAATCCGTACCTTCTTCCGAAGTCTTCCATGTCTCTTTTTATCCCTTCCTCGAAATCCTTTATAGTGTTTTCTTCAATATCAGCCATGTAGTCATAGCCAGCCATACCGGGATGCACTCCTTTTTGCGACATACCGTAAGAAGAACCTTCAGTATTCCCTGTTTTCATATAATTACTAACAGAAGACTTAACCAGTGCAGGAAGGTCTTTGGCGTATTCATAAGGACCATATCCCGTCGACACTATTCTTGAAAGAAATCCTCCTCTTGAACCTATTTGTCCAAATGGAGCCTGCTTAATGTTGTCTCCTGTGTGGATTCGCAAAGCAGGGCTACCGGGAACTTCATCGACCCTAAGTGACATTGCTACTCTTGAGTAAATGTTTCTTGCTCCTGTTGCAGGAATCATTTCTCTTCGCAAAGCACCTGCCATATCGTAAAGGTTTTCTCTCGCTTCGTGAACTGCTCCTTCTGCATAAGTCTTAAGCAAATCACGGACATACTGGTCTCCGTTAATCCCTACTGAATCTAAGGCTCGTTTGTAATTCTCTGCATCCCAATCAATACGGAATTGCGATTGAATAGCACCGTAAGAACTGTCTCTCCTTCCTTTGAATAACGAGTACCCGTCTCCGTATGTAGTGTTGCCATACCTTCTCGGACCACCTTTCTGTCCGACTTGTCGAGGACCACCCCAACCATATCGGAGTTGCCCCCTTACAACAGCCATAATCACACCTGTCCAAGATGAGCAAGACGGACAAGACAGTGCTTGCCTCTATCTAAGAGGCTACTTCCTCGCAAATTACCACTGTTTTGCAAAGTGGCTTCGTCTTCGAGATAAAGTCCTGCGGCCATATCAGCACAGATTTCTTTAACGACATGAGCATACATTCCTTCTTGCACTTTGCTATTGTTAGTGTGAGTGAAAGAAATACCCGTACAGCCTGTAAGGTCATTGGATGATTTGCCCGTCCAAGAAAATGAATCGCCTGCGATATTACCACTACCCGAACTGCTAAACGACGAAGCATCATTAAGTGTGATTGTAGTTGCGCCTACGGTTATTGCTCCATCGAGTGTGCTTGCTTGCGATTCTTTGCTCGGCTCATCTCGTCCGTAGTCCAAAAAGCATTGGTCAATTTGAATAGCGGCTCTGCGAATACAGTTCTCAATACGACTTTCAGCGCGTGTTCGCTGTGAACTATCGAGACCAATGCGGGAACCCACATCAGCGACTTCGCAATAAGCGTGACTCATTCTAATGCACCTTTTAGATTATCAATAAGAATCGCCTTTGTGCCTTCTGCGTCGACACCATGCTTAACACATAGTTCAGCCAAGTCATTTTTCTTCATCCTCTTCATAGCAGAAAGGGAGGGAAGACTTTCTGCCTCTTCGACAAGTTGGTCAATGGAAGTCGCAAGTCCAATGGCTTCATCAAGACTGATTTCGCCATCGACTAATGCTTGTTTCCATTGTGCGTGTATTTGCTTTCCTTTTGTTAGGCCAAATCCAATCGCAAACAAAGCGATTCCACCGGCTAATGCGTATTCATTCATTTTATTCACCTTTGTAGTCAATAGACACTGCTTTTGAAAGGGGAATCACTGTAAAGTGACGCTCCTCGCCGTCTCTAAATAGACGATAGCCATGTGGTGTCTCTTCAATGTTGACATTCGTATAGCATCTTTCCGGTGGTTGATACACAATTTTACCTTTTCTTTTACTCACTTTTCTCACCTGTTATCAAGTCTTTCTTTTGCTTCTTTTCTTCTTTGTCAAGTTCTTTCGATTTAGCGTCGAACCATCCGTCTAAATATGCACATCTCGTCATCATTCAAGCCTCCTTATGTCAAGGAATGTTCGTACTTTGTGTCTTCCCTGTGGGCCGGGAATAAACCCACCGACTTCGTAGGTTGAGCCAAAGCATCTAACACTGAAAAACACACGGTCGCCAGCCATCAAGAAGGCAGTAGTAACTCCCGAAACAGTGCCGAAGTCATAACTTCGTGCCGTGTTTTCCGCCGAGAATAGGTCGCCCGACATGAATGGGTTCGTTGAGATTTGGAGCCTTATTATATCTC